GAATGACAGTACGACTGATTCAAGCAACCCCGAATCCTGAAGAGAACATGGCATATATTGCTAGGGTCTCTAATCCTAGCAATCAAGATAACCCCAACTATGCCAAGTTGTTGGGTTACTGCATCAAGCACAATCATTGGTCTGTGTTTGAGCAGAGTTTCATGACTCTGGAGATTGAGACTACTCGTGGTCTGGCAGCCCAGATTTTGCGTCACCGTTCGTTCACATATCAAGAGTTTTCGCAACGTTATGCTGATTCTTCCCTACTCTCGGAGACGATCCCTCTCCCTGAACTTCGTAGGCAAGACACCAAGAATCGTCAGAACTCTATTGATGATATTTCTGAAGAAACTCGGCAAAAGTATGAAGCATTGATGGAGGATCACTTCAGGGATGCAATGGCACTGTATCAAACAATGCTTGATGAAGGAATCGCAAAGGAATGTGCTCGTTTTGTGCTTCCTCTGGCAACTCCGACCAAAATCTACATGAGTGGTTCATGTCGTTCATGGATCCATTACATCAATCTGCGTTCTGCTAATGGAACTCAGAAGGAACACATGGACATTGCTCTAGAGTGTAAAGAGATCTTCAAGGGAGTTTTCCCCTCTGTTGCTGAAGCTCTGGAGTGGGTCTAAATAACTTTTTATGAGTAGATAATGGCAACTTATCCCGTAAAAAACACCGAAACTGGTGAGACTAAAGAAGTAGTCATGAGTGTTCATGATTGGGATCAGTGGAAGATTGATAATCCCCAATGGATTAGAGATTTCTCTGACCCTAGCACCTGTCCTGGTGTCGGAGAGGTGGGAGAGTGGAAAGACAAACTTGTCAACCGCAATCCTGGTTGGAATGATGTGCTTGCTAAAGCACAAAAAGCAGGTGGAAACCGTCAAACACTAAAAATCTAACTTTTATGCCCAGAAAGAGAAAGTCTACTGATGCTTCACCCGTTGGTGCTGGTTATACAGCAAAGCAAATGAAACGAAAGAAGCCTATCAACCAAGATTTACTGGTTGATATTGAACCTTTAACTGAAAACCAAAGAAAGTTTTTTGCCGCATACGAAAAAGGTCAAAACTCTTTCCTATATGGATGTGCTGGAACGGGTAAAACCTTTATTGCGTTATACAATGCTCTGAAAGACGTTCTCAACGAGTACACTCCTTATAACAAGATCTATATCATTCGTTCTCTGGTTGCTACCAGAGAGATTGGTTTCCTTCCTGGTGACCACGAAGATAAATCGGCACTTTACCAGATTCCTTATAAGAATATGGTGAAGTACATGTTTGAGATGCCTACAGATGCTGACTTTGAGATGCTCTATGGCAATCTTAAGGCACAGGAAACGATTAGTTTCTGGTCTACATCATTTGTTCGTGGAACTACCTTTGATGATGCGATTCTCATCGTCGATGAGTGTCAGAACTTGAACTTTCACGAATTAGATAGTATAATCACAAGAGTGGGTGATAACTCTAAAATTATGTTCTGTGGTGATGCCACCCAAACCGACCTCACCAAGTCCTATGAAAGAAATGGAATCCTTGATTTCATGAAAATCATTGAGCAAATGGAATCTTTCAATATCGTCGAATTTGACACCGATGACATTGTTCGTTCTGGTCTGGTTAAAGAATACCTTGTTAAGAAACTGGCACTAGGATTTTAATGTTTAATTTTGTTGATGTGAATCTCCCTCAACTTGAGAGGGAGACTATAGATGGGGTTCGTTATTATAAAGTCCCTACAGAAGAAGAGTTGCAAAAACTGGTGTCTATTACTTCGGTCACCAGTTTTTACAACAGACAGATCTTTCTTGATTGGAGAAAGAAAGTCGGTGAAGATGAAGCAAATAGAGTTACAAAGGCAGCAACCAGTCGTGGGACTGATATGCATTCTCTTGCTGAAAGTTATCTGAAGAATGAAGAACTTCCTAAAGTTCAACCTTTATCAGAGTATCTTTTCAAACAAGCAAAACCCTACATCAACAAAATTGATAACATCCATGCTTTAGAAGATAGTCTTTATAGTTTGTACCTGGGAATCGCAGGAACAGTAGACTGCATTGCAGAGTACGACGGTGAACTGGCAGTTATCGACTTTAAAACTGCCAAGAAACCAAAACCAAAAGAATGGATTGAAAACTATTTCGTCCAAGCAGCAGCATATGCTTGCATGTTCTACGAATTGACGGATATTCTCGTCAAGAAGTTTGTTATTTTGATGTCTTGTGAAAATGGTGAAGTTGTAGAATATGTTATTAGTGGTGAAGAGAAAGTAAAATATATCAAACTCCTTGGTAAATATGTCCAAAATTTTGTAGAACACAAACTAAACGAATATGGAACAAGAACTTAAAAAAGTATTCGACCAGAAGTTCCTTACTGCCACTACCTTTGCGATGGAAATCGAAAGGATTGTGCAAAGGGAAGAAGACATGAACTACATAGATGCTATAGTTCACTTTTGTGAAGAAAATGGTATTGAAGTAGAATCAGTGTCCAAGATTATTTCCAAACCACTGAAAGAGAAGATTAAGTGTGATGCACTTAAACTCAACTTCATGAAAAAAACATCTCGTGCTCGTTTACCTATTGACTAAACATGACAACCACAATCAAAAATGCACGAGGAATTGAGATTCCAACAAAAATCATCAAAATTGCTGGTGCTCAGATTCCTTGTGGCACGAATATTCAAGCAAATAAAACAGAGATACTTAAAGCAATTGACTGGGCTAAAGAGAATAATGTAGATCATCTTTTGACTCCAGAAGGTTCTCTTTCTGGATATCTTGCTGGTTGGGAGCAAAAAATTGATGAGATTAAAGACGCACTAAAAGAGATCGAAGAGCATATTTCTGATTGTGGTTTTTGTCTTCACTTAGGCACTAATTTTGAAGAACCTGAATTCATTGGAAAAGCAGTCAATAGGAACGAGATTAGGCATTACTATGAAGATGGTACAATTGGTCCCATCACATATAAAACTTTTGTTCTTAACGAAAGAGAAACCGTTCTTGGTAGACAAGACTACAATCCGATTTCACTCATTGACTTGATTGAACCATCACAGGAAACACCGTATGTTCCCCAGGCAACAGGAATGATATGTAATGATATGTGGGGAGCAACTGAAGCTAGGAAAGATCCTCTTTCCCATCAGATTAGAAATATGAATCTTGATCTCATTTTTCATGCTACTAATGGTAGAAAGATGGAACTTGATGATCCACAGATGATTATTTTTGATTCTTGGCATGATGCATATCTTCGAATGACTGCTGGCAATCTTGTTGTCCCCATTTTAACCGTTGACTCTTGCAGTGATTGGGAATGGGATGGTAGTGAAGAAACGGCAGAGTATTATCACACATCCAGTCAAAGTGGTGTGATTGATATTAACGGATGGCAAACTGATGTTCCTCGTGTTGGTCGTCAGTATTTTTCTTATGATCTGGATGTTACTCTCAAACCAGATGAAAAGTTTTATATTCAAATGAAAACTCGTGAACAAGAACAAGCTTCCAGTGACTCCGTTTGATTGCTATCAAACATATTTGTCATTAAAGAACCACTTTACGAAAGATAAGTACGACTTCTTTCAGTATGGTGGTCGGACCAAAGCATCTGTCTCTGCGTTTAATAAACGTAAGGACAAATACTGGTTTGAAAAAATGTCCAGGCAAAAGAAAGACGAAGAAGTTCGTGATTACTTCGTGGCAAACTTTATTTCATCAGATTCCCCTGAAAAGATATGGATTGGAGAATTAATAAAAGAAGGAGAAAGCGAGTATCAAAACTGGCGCAAAAGGACGCAGAGTTTGAGCTACTTGTTCAGAGAACAATCCGAAGAATTGCTATCGTTGAACGGATTAGAGACACTGTTCGACTGTTCCAATGGTCATCCGATTCTCCTCAAAAAGTATCTTGGTGGAAAAGTTTCACTAGAAACTTTAGTGATCTATGATAGAATATTTGAGTTCAGGAAACGGTTCGATAAACAACTAGATGACCCCATCTGGGGTTCGGTTTCCCTCAAAATCAAGAAGTACGAACCCTTTCTAAATATCGATGTGCCAAAGCACAAACAAATCCTAAGGAGTATGATCTGTGAGTGATTTCTTTAAATCTGATGTAGTTCGTGCCGAGCTCGCAGAAATCAACCGACTTCAGGAAGACATCTATCAAAACATGGCTTCCTTTGATTCTCTTACTTTGGAAGAGAAACTTGATAATCTTACTCTTCTTGACGAACTGGTTGACAAACAACAGATTATGTGGACTCGTCTCTCCCTTGCGGGTGACGATCCAGATGCGGTTCAGATGAAGGAACAGATCCAAGCATCTGCTATAATGATGGGGTTCCCAAAGAACACCGATGTGGGTGTCTTGTTCAGTAACATGAAAAAGACCCTTGAAGAAGTCCGTAGTCGTGTTGACAAAGACTCCTAATCATCCTAAAATACACAAGTCAAAAGGCCAAATCTAATGTCATTCGCAAATCTCAAAAAGCAGTCCTCTCTGGGTTCCCTCACTAACAAACTGGTGAAGGAAGTGGAGAAGATGAACAGCAATGGTGGTTCTGGAGATGACCGTCTCTGGAAGCCCGAGGTAGATAAAGCAGGTAACGGGTATGCTGTCGTCCGTTTCCTTCCTGCTCCCGAAGGGGAAGAACTGCCTTGGGCAAAGATGTACACCCATGCCTTCCAAGGTCCTGGTGGTTGGTACATCGAGAACTCTCTGACTACTCTTGGTCAGAAGGATCCTGTGTCTGAACTGAACTCCCAGCTGTGGAACAGTGGGATTGATTCTGACAAGGAAGTGGCACGGAAACAGAAACGCAAACTGTCCTACTACAGCAACATCTACGTCGTGAAGGATCCCACCAATCCTCATAACGAAGGCAAGGTGTTCTTGTTCAAGTATGGTAAGAAGATCTTTGATAAGATCATGTCTGCCATGCAACCTGAGTTTGAAGACGAAGATCCCATCAACCCCTTCGATTTCTGGGGTGGTGCAGACTTCAAGATCAAGATCAAGAAGGTTGCAGGTTACTGGAACTATGATTCCAGTGAGTTTGCCCGTCCTGGCACTTTGGGTGATCTCGAAGACTCTGAACTGGAAGAGCTCTGGAAGAAAGAGTATTCCCTTGCAGAACTCACCTCTGCAGACCAGTTCAAGTCTTACGATGATCTGAATAAGCGTCTGGACTATGTTCTGGGTAACACTCCTTCTCGTCGTCGTGTGGATGAAGAGGTTGAGAATGAAGATGGTGACCGTGGTTCGTATGCTCCTGACTTCGGTGCTCGTTCGAAACCCGTTCCTCAAGACCTGAAGGATGAACTTGCTTCTCTGAGTTCCTCTTCTAGCAGTGATGAAGAAGATGATACTCTGAGTTACTTCCAGAAGTTGGCAGAGTTCTGATCACCGATCCCCCTGA